CAGGGACCGACAGCACCTGTTTCCTCCCCCCCTATCTCCGCCTTCGGGCGGTGGTACTTCAGTTCCGGGGGCCTCTCTCGAGGTCGGGACCCGGCGGACTGGGAAGCCGCTTGAAACGGTGGTAGGGACAATATCCTCCTGAGCATGAGGCTAAACTACTTATGCGCGCAGCGCTGCCCGATTAGGGTTTTAGCGTAAGACGTACCCTCCGGTATTCGCAGTGCCAATGGGGATCGCGGCTGCTACTCGCTACGCACCGGGCATAATAAATAGTGCCACTCTTATTTACAGTCGCACGGGTAGAGTGTTTGTAAGAGTATAATCGAATTAATCCCGGACCAGGTATCTGCACGTGAAAACGGGCTTGGATGGCTGACGTAGGATCGCCCAACTCGATCTTGTCATACATAGCCTACCCTTGGCCCGCCCGGCACCGTAAGGTTAGAGCTGGGGATACCTCTAGGGAATGCAGAAACTCGGGCGTGCTAGTAGGTTGGGTGTTGAAAAATACACCATTTGAGCCTACTAGCGTATACGGCGAGCAACTGATCCCAACGTGCCTCAATTTCCCTCTCGCGACTTCAACCTTATGTTGACGAGGGGAGCAAATTCAAAAATTGAGCGATCTAAATTATTATTAGTACGCTTTTATTTCGTCTCGAGGAAAGCTGGGACGCTAAACTTGGCCCTGGATTAGCACTCCATTAAGACGCTACGCTGTAGCACGCCCGAGCTGGCGATTAATAGGCTCACTAGCCTAATCAAGCTAGAAAGAACTGATTTACCTACCGACCTGCAATGTCGTTAAACTTAGGCCGGCCTAGCTCGAGCGTGCTAGTCTTGACCGTCAAAAATCGCTAAAGTTCATCCTCTTGGAGCCGCCTCGCGATCTGCCGCGTGTGCACATGGCACTCCCGTCGGGTAACTTCCATGACAGAAGGAAGGTGTGGATCTGTGGACGGAGGTATTCACTGATCTGCTAACGTAACTACGCCAGACCTCCTAATAGGCGTGGGGAACGTGCCAGCCATCGGAATTCTGTAAGTCGATGCTTCGCGCTCGCATGATCAGCCGCTCTGGTTGGTGGACAGACTGACACTGACGGGCTCACTGTGATGGTGAGGGAGCAAACAGTCGGTCCGGGAAGCAAATGTACCGGATGATGACTTTTTCTCAAAGGCTGGGCGCGCCTAAAGCTACCCCCGTAAGCAAGACGATCACTCAGGTCGTTGCCTCTCCCGCGGCAAAGGGAGTTGATGCTACTGAGTTGACTGCTGGAAAGACAGCCAATGGTGGTCGCGCAGGCCTCGAAATTACTGCGCCAAAAACCAGCCTCGCTCAGGGCTTTAAATTGAGCAAAAACACAGAGCGTGGTAACCGCTTCAATGTTGCCCTAAAAATCAACTGGTCTATTTATAAACCAGTCGTGGCTTACAAGCCGCGTACCGCCGTACAGGCGGTTACTACACGGCCGGTCGGGCCACAACTCCGACCAGTTAAAAAGGCGCCCTGTCACACGGCGCCCAGAAAAGCTCGGCCCTTCTACGTGAACGGCATCCCCGTCAGCGACCAGATCGCTGAAATTAAGAGGGCCGAGGCCATAGAAGAGCGTGTGCGCGCTCAACGATACGCACATGACGCATGGCTCGCTGGCCTGCGTCTTAAAGGTGCCCGCATTTTGCAGGCACACCGAGAGCATAAACATGCTCGTGATGAGCTACGCAAGCTCATCAACGCCCAGCTTGCCGGGCTCAATTCTCAATGGGCAAGCACTGCAGCCTATTGGGCTGCAAGGGTTAGCACACCACAACGTGCTCGTCGCACTAGGCGTTCTAGTGCTAAGCGCGCTCAGATTAAGAACGCGCGGCTCGTTCATGAGCCAAATTGGTTGGCATCAGTGCCAACTATCTCGCCTGTTAGATACACAGGCAATCTTGGGTCCTTCTGCCCAAGTAAAAATCAGAAGAAAAATGGCTGGCGTGAATATAAGCGTCAGTCACCAACCTTCCCACCTCCTACAAGCGGGAAGGTAGAGTTGGCTTGGGTTCCCAGGCCATTTGGGAGTTGCTACCTTCGCGGTATTAACTCACAATATAAAAACCTTGCGTGCAGTACTTTGCGTAGTTTACCTTACGCTAAAGATGTACTAGGCTTCCTCCAGTTCAATTCCTTAGCTGAAGATACTACTGGCAAGTTTAAGCTAGTTAAAACTGGCAGTGTTGGTGATTCAGTTTATTACCACCTTTGCGAAGCAATTGATGGTCGTCGTTTTTCGGAGTTACTTAGATTAATTAATCCGCAGGACGTCATCGGTGCTGATGAGGCTGTACCTAAGGCCTCACGTACTACTCCACCTATTGAAGCTCTTGGTGGAGTACATCTTGTTCCGACTAGTTTACCACCGACTGTAAAGGCCGCTGGTTTCGATAGAGTCTGGAACTCTTCACTTTGGCCAACTCAGGCCACCGACGTTCGTGCAGTATGGAATGTTTCATTTCAGGATCGTTCTATATCTATGCAACGTACGTCAGAGTATACTTATCATTATCCTAGTGAGCTCAATAGGGCTCTACTACCTAGTAGGTTTGAGGATTACCTATTAGGTCGCTGGGCATACAAACCCCAGCGTGGCCAGGACTTTGATGAGTTATTTATCCCTACTAACTACAGTAGGCACTTTACCCCCACTCCACCCGCTAGGAACGTCCTGCCAGAATTTGAGGCAATATCTGATGTTCTTAACGGTTCTCTAGACATGAAGAAGCTCGATGCAGCTGATAACGCTGCTGCCTTTTCCCGTGCTCTAGGGTCTAGGGGTCAAAGGGTAATACCGGGATGGGAAGCTGCCAAAATACCACGTTGGCAAAGGTTGCGCGAGTATGCTATGAGCGCTGAAAATACACGTCAGTACTTTGAAATGGCATACCGCCTGATAAGCCGTTATATAGCGGCTACTGCAGCGGAATCGATGAATGATCGCATTCCGAATTGCTCTTTAGTAGTTGATGACACCTCAACTAATATAGAGATTATTCACATTAACGCGGATACAATACTACCGCCTCCGCCGCAGCAGGGTGCTCAACCTCAACCTCCATTGAATGGCGAAGCTCAGTTCTGGACATATCCTTCGCAGCACGAATTACTAACTGGTCGTGCTCAATTTATCGATGGCGAAGGACTTTCTCGCGAGGAGATCGCTCAGTTGATAGCAGCCCTCGCACCATCTGGACGCCCTCAAACTCCGTACTTACGTCGGAGATGGCATGGTGAAACCATGGAAATTGAAGATAATTACGTCATGAATGTGTGTCGTCACACTTTTCCGAATGACGTACAAAAGATCTTTGTTCATCATGGATCTTCTCCAATTCCACTACCCGCCAACGGCGATCATGTGAATCCTAACGACGCACAATGGATTATTGATCATGCCTTTGATGTTCCAGATCCTAGAATTATCGGAAGTTTGATCCGCGCGCTTTCCTCTCGCCACGATCTTTCCGACACTTTCGAAGAGGCATATGACGCTGTTATGTACCGTACTATCGCCTGGAAGTATGCTGACGGTCGTACTACTAACATTGTTGGCCATACTTACGATTTTATTGATGCTAGTGGGTATAATACCTTATACCTACCACGCAATAATACCAGGTACTCATACTTTGACATCTTCTTTATGCCCACTGGTATGGCTTCAGAGATTGAAAGATTTCTAGCCCGCTCATCTGATCACCAAATACAGATCGCCACTTTAATATCATGGTTTAGGGCTGTAGCAATCAATTGGGCAGCCAAATCTTTAACCCTTGATGGGAATTCTTGGCGCTCCTTGAGAGCCGGGGGTGGCAATCAATTCGTACGAAACCACATCGATAAATGGGTCAGGAAATACTATAATGATCCAATTAACTTGTGGTCCAGTGTTCATGCTAACGCAATGGCACACCAGTATGGTTTTGCTCCCTCTGCCAAGACTCGCATGACCGAAGAGTCGAGAGTGGTTGGTTGGTGGAGTGATTATGCTAGCCCTTACCTTGCTAACCATTATTACGAGTTATGGGCAATGCAAACAATGCCTACTTTTCAGGTTCTCCCGTATTATGATCCAGAAGAGAGAACTTCTCATGTCCAGTGGGCACCTGACACCCCTAAGCCTGCTCAAAGTTGGCCAGCATTCAACGAGACTAGGTCTGCTAGGCTCGCTCGCGAAATGCAAGCGTATCCAGGCTATGGTTGGCTAGGTGACGGAGGAGCTGAATACAATATCCAGTTTTACGTCGCTCAAGGTAACCATGGCGAGTGGGCTAAGGATGGGGGGGTCAGTAAAGCGCTCCCCGTTTGGTGGGAAGGTGAATACACCCACACTTTACCTGGTGGGGTTAATGCCGGGAATCTCGATACTCTCAGTCCCATCAACACTCCTTGGGCTGATTTCGTATGTCCAGGTTCATTACGCTCTCATAACCTGCGAAATAACCGGATAATCAACTGGGGAGTGAGACAAAATGGTAGAGTAGGTCCTTTAACCAGCATGGAAGCACATAGATGGTGGAGGGCTACAATGGGTAAAGAACACATTTCCTTGATGGTGAATTACATTTCACCCATTACGGAAAGACGGGAGATAGACGCCATTAGCGACTATTCTGTTACTCTTTGGGAGAGCGGAAACAATTTCGCCGGCTTAACTTTCTCGAACTTCACTCAAGATGTTCAGAAGGCTGATGGTCGTTTCTCTGACCTGAGACCTAAACAACAGACTTTCGAATCGAAATTTGATTCTAAACCATCTCGCTTCAGCCAACATCAACCTGCACTCACTACTAGGAAGGCAGGGCCTCCACCTTCTACTAAGGCTAGTATGCATTTTGGTAAGCTCGCAGTCCCTCCGAGCCAACTACTGGAAGATTCAGCTATAGATGGTGACTTACAGTTTGAGAATAAGTATCCTCACCATCAGACTCAAGTACCCAGGCTTCAGGAAGGTACAGTTGAGCATGAAAGAGATGGCTTCCATTCATATGCTGACCCTACTCCCCCCCCACGGCTCAGCGAGATTGAGAGGAGAGTACAAGCTCATAAGGCGGAGTTAGATAAGGCGTTTGCCGAGTACTTGGCTGAGAGCAGTAAGTATACTCGTAAGACTAGAGAAGACGCCGCAGAGAAAGAAGCTGCACAGAGAGAGCGTGTAACCCAGCGCTCTTTAGGACAGCAGTCTCGAGGAGGTAAGAGTAGGATAACTCCTCCTAAACCTTCCGATACTGCTAAGCCTGGCAAGAAGGAAGCTACCTTTGGCAATTCCAGATACCAGGAGCAATCTAGCCGTAGGACTAGGCAGGATGGTGGTTTAACACCTAATGATAGTCCTGCAGCCCAAGCTCAGTCTGATGCTAATGAGATAGCTCACAAACTACTAGCCATGTTCGGTAATCCAGCAAGCAAAACCGCTGGATCACGCCGCCCAGCCACTCCACCTAGGCCAGAAGAACGGCCAGATTCCCCAGATGAGTGGGCCGATGCAGCCGAAAATCCCGATACTTATGATGATGCAGCTGAACGGGAAGATCAGTATGATCCCCCTATGACTAAGGGTACAACTATGAAGCCACCTAGTCAGGATCCAACAAGTGTTAAGCCCCCTATAGGACAATACCGGCATGGTGAAGGGGGCTCAGCTAACCAAGACTTCGCATCTCAATTTTATGCAACGATGCATGGTGCGAACGGTCCAGGGACTTCTAAATTCGACCCTAATAAAAGCAACACGCCAAAAAACTAATCTGGAATCCAGCCTTCGCTAAAGCCGCCTGGTTGAGATTCCGATTCTTAGAGTACTTTGTCAAAACTTTTACTAATGACATTGAACTCTTGGCCAATGAGGTATTGGTCGTTACTAACCTGGTGGCGGAATGTGCTTATAAATTGAGCGACCCAGGGATAGGCAAAACCTCCGACACAGATTTCTTTCCATACTTCGATTTTGAAGAATTAAGTCGAATCTTTAGATTAGATATGGCTCCTAGAGATTGTCAAGGGGCTGTAGCAGCTTGGATACTATTACATCCAACTCCAACGACAGTTTTCGATTACATACCAGCTTTCGAGAACTTCTTCGATTTAGAAGAGTGCACAGTAATCCCAACTACCCTTTCGCTTCCAGGGGCTTCAATCCTGGCTGATCAGATTAGCCAAAAAAACTACCATAAATTGAGCCACCCCAACGGCGGGTATTATTTCTTCCCTAACTGGATGGACCACCACGAATCTTGCGCAACAAGAGCTCTTAAGGTACTGGGGATTCGCGGGTTACCGCAAATGTGGAATAAGGACCCCCACAAAGTGGGAGTGTATACTAATTACCATTTCAGGTGGCTGCTAGTTTCACTATGGAATCCAGAGATAAGTGTGTTCTCAACAACTCACCGAGATTGCCCAGCAACTGAAGTTGAATTGCTAGCTGAAGCCAGTTTCGCGGTCTCCAGGCGGAGCCTTAGTACAAAAATATTCGTACTCCACCATGCTGACCATGTCTCATACGCCATAAGGAAGGATTATTTAGATAATGCTATCTCCACTTTCAAAGTAGATCTCTTCCCCGCAATCACGATTAACTCTACTTTTTGCAACAGGATGTTAGAATTATATCCTCTCGTACCTGGCAGAGCTGGCGCAAAGGTATTTCTACGTGATTTCAGCTATCTACCTAGGATGGCAAAAGAGTCTATTTTAATATCTAATTTTATCAAGAAATTATTTAAATACGGACTACTCAATGATTGGGAGGCTACTACCGCCAATGGCCTAATATTATCCTGGTGGACAGAATCTACTGGGAGAGACTTGATTTATTACTTAGCCTCACAGCCCCGGAAGTGGTTCACTGTTAACGTCCCTACCCTACTAGATTTTCTAAAGAAAGCTCATGTCAACGGCAGAGTATTATACCAGCTTCCTGGCTATGCACTCAAGTTCAAACATGCTAGGGAAGCACGCCAGTGGGCAAGTGGTGTATACGGTTTAGACTCACTAATTGGGAGGACTGACAAGATTCCTTTCAACTTCCATAATGAATTAGAAATGCGAGTAAGCGATCCTAGTATTCGTGGGATTTTCTCTATTCAGAGGAGCGCCCTGGGTGGCATCCTCGTACCATGTTATGACACTGATCCAAACCGGTATACCAGATATTTGCGAGAAATAACTTACCAGGCAATGAGTGATGTTATCTCTGAAACAGTTACTGCTGAAACCCTAGATGAATGGTTTGATAAGAGGCTCTTTTGGGCTGCCAGTGGTGGTGCTCCCGGAGGTAAGATCGTATGGGAAACAGGTGAGAAGCTACGTTTGAATAAACGTGGGGCCGTCCTAAATATAGAAGTTAAAGAATTACGTGATATGTGGGAGCGCAGCCGACAACTTGGAGAGAATCCAGTACAGTGGTCAGTCCGAGCGGTTAAGTACGAGTTAGGCAAATTACGTTCCATACTTAACACTAGTACGTTTTCTTACTTAACCCAAGGTTATTGGGCTGATATCTTCGACAGGTCTGTTAAAAAAGCTACATGGTATTGTACTGCACATCACACGGTCTCGAGAATAGCCAACACTTTACGCCGGTTAAATGATTTAGCAACGGCATCCGGGCTTATGTGGGATTATTCCGATTTCAATATTAATCACAGTTTTTTGGCCATGGCAATATTATATGAACAGTGTGTTCGAGTGATAATAGAAAGACTAAGTATCCATCGAGGGTCTGAAGATTATGCTAAGATCGTATCAGATTTGTTAGCTGCTGTTAGATTCTCC